TTGGTTGGTCGCTTGGTTTGCGGCGAGTTGTCGTTCGTAGTTTTGCGCGATGGCTTGGTTTTGCAGTTCTTGAGCCTGCTGGCCCATGCCAAACTGCGCCATCAACGCTTCTCGGTTGAATTGACCTGTGCCGAGTGCTTGTTGGTATGCCTGTTGTTGTGCGACGTTTTGCGCCTGTTGCGCTGCAAGGGCTTGGTCAAAATTCTGACCGATGGCCTGATTGGCGGCTTGCTGCGCTTGCTGTTGACTGCCAAACGACGCCAGTTGCGCTTCTCGGCCAAACTCACCCGCTTGCAGACGCTGCTGGAATGCCTGCTGTTGGGCTTGGTTTTGCGCGGCTTGCGTGGCAAGCGACTGTTGGAGGTTCTGCCCCAACCCGGTGTTATACAAGCCGGCTTGCTCCATGCCTGCACCAAAGCCCGATAGGGCGGATTGGTTGGCAAACATTGCGCGAGATTGCTGTTCGTTAAACGCTTGCTGACGCGCTGCTTGGTCAAGGCTGATGCCCTGCGCGGCGGCTTGCAACAGAAGGTCGTTTTCCTTCTGCATCTGTGCGGCCATTGCGGAGTTATACGCCTCACCACCCGGTCGCAAACCTTGGTTGATAAGTTGCGTTTGCAGCGATTGGCGCTCACCTTGCAGCTGCGGCGACAGGCGGGACAGGATCGCTTGCTGCGCCGTCATGCCCGCGTTGACCGGCCCTTGCGGCAGGTTGCCGATGTCAATTTCGCGTTGCAGTTCTGGCCCTTGGACAAACTGCTGCGCGTAACCAAACTGGCCTTGCTGCGGGCCACCGGCCACACCGCCTAAACCTGACAGGTCAAGCCCTTGCAGATTCAGCCCTTGCGGGCCTGCGCCGGCTAGGCCAAACATTCCGGCAAAAAACGGTAATTGCGAAACTTGGTTTACGCCCGAGAGGTCTGCGCCCTGCAACTGCGGTGCGGCAGGGCCACCACGCGCCAAGCCATACATCTCGGCCTGTGCAGGCAACTGTGCGCCCTGCACGGCAACATTGGCTTGCGCCATCTGCCCCGGCCCAACTTGATCTGGCAGCCGCTCCATACCGTATTGGCCGGTCGGCGCGTAAGCGGCTGTTGGTGCGCCTGCAATGCCACCCGTCGCGGCTTGCTGCGAGGTGTATCCAACCGCTTCGGCAGGCCCGGCAAGTTCACGTTGCTGCGGCCCGGCGTATCCAATCGTGTAATCAATGTTGGGCAAGCTGCCCGTATCAAATGGCCTCGCAACCGATAGATCTTTAATGCCATACGCAGCATTTTTAGCTGCTAAATTTAACCAATAATCGGCAGCTTGTTCTTGCTCAAACGCCATCTGACCCAAATCGGTCAGTTTTTGCGTAATGGTCGGCTGCTCAATAAACGTGGTGAACGCCGCTTCGTTCGGCGCTTCACCTGCCATTTCGGGATTCGTAAACAGCCGCTGTTGGTAGGCTTCCATCGCCTTGTTGTAGGCGTCTTTGTCTACTGTCGGCGTTCGTTGCCAAGTCACCGTCTGCGACCCGGTGGGGCCGTAGATGTTGGGATTGGACATATAAGCCGATTGCTTGGCGGCGGCCAAGTTCTCGGCTCCTTGCTGCCGCGCTAACGCGGCGTAGTCAGGTGCTGGCGGTGGTGCTGGCGATTTTTTGCCCATACCTCGGCTCCAAGAAACGACACTTGTCAGGTGTTTGCGTCATAAAAACAATGTCTCCGTCGGGTGCGCCATCCTTAATGCGCGCTTCCTCGGAAAACCCCATTTTCGTGACCAGTTTCAGCGCCCGGGTATGGTTGCTGGAAATCGGCCCTATTATCTTATCAACATTGCAGACGTTATAGGGATAATCGTACACAGCGGCTAGATAAGCCGAGGTGACTTGATCCCAAGTGATGTGACAAACGACCGATCTGCCGTTCCACATCTCATAAACCGTACCGGCGACAAGCTCACCGTCTTTTTCAAGGCCAATCGCAACCGAACGGTCAGCGTGATAGCCGCCGTCCGTACGCGACATGACCCAATGGCCCACATGGGGGCCGTTTACGATGCGCCAGCCCATCCGAGTTGATACACAACGTCCGTTGATGCCCATTCCAAGGAAACGTTCTTGCTGGCGCTGTTGAAAACCAAGCCGCCGCAGTAACCGATGCCTTGGATACCTACAAAGTTGTTGGTGATGATGAGGTCAGCACCCCACACCGCCTGATTCCATAGTCCAACGCCCCACAACCCGTATTGCGTTGTCACGAACGACAGCGCACCGAGGTCGGCGTTGGTCTGAAAGTCCACGTTCATGCCGATATTGATGGTCGGCTGGCCGTTGCTATAAATCGTCGGGCGGCCACGGGTGAAATACTTAATGACGCCTCGCGTCTCAAAGTAGTTAAACGCTTGCAGCGCCTGTGTGCTGATAGCAACGCCGTCGTCGTTATAACCCGCTGCGCCTGATCCGGTTGTCCAGCACTCGGCAACGTAGCCGTCACCGCCGAAATACGGCTTGTCTGTAAGAATGGCAAAGCAGTTGGCGTTCCAGCCCGTGAACCGGCACCACGCTTTGGTGATGTTGTTCATCACAAACTGCTCTTGGCCGCCCGTGCTCGGCGGTACGTTAACGATCAGCGCGTTGTTGGAGGCGTTGTACAGCAACCCCCAACCAAAATTAGACTTATATTGTCGTGCCGCAGCCGCAAATGCGCCTTGAATCTTGTCTGACAGCGCCACTTGCGGGTCTAAACGAGACGATTGCAGCGCCGACGCCATTGGGATCAAGCCATCTAGCGTCAAAACAAGCAAATCACCGCCGTATTTCTGCAAACAACGGCGAGAAATCGGCGCACCGATGATCCACACGCCAATCAGCGCCCATGTAGAGGCGCTAGAGGGATCGGTTCCGCGATAAACAATGACTTCGCCTTGATCGGTAACAAAAACAAGGTTGTCGTCCACGCCGTAGCCCGCGTCAATCGTCCATGACGCCATTGCGACGAGGTTGCCACCCAAGTGCGCGACAGAAGATAGGTCAAGGACGTTTGCCGCACCGCCGATAGAAGCGGTCGGCAAGTACCACGCCTTAAGCGTGTTCTTTTGGATAAACCACATCCTGTTTTTGAACAAGGTGGGTTGGATTAGGTCGGTTGTTGTGACGCCTGTGATAGCAGGGCTAGACACACCGTCAATGGCTGTCCAAGTGGTTCCGTCAAACAAGCGCGGCTTGTCCACACCGTTTGCGGTGTAGAGGTAACTGCCGCCCGACGTTGTGATGTTGGTGAATTCCCAGCGGCTATTGGTTAACCCTGTAACCTTTGCCGCACCAACGGCACCTGCTGTCGTAACGTCATAGATGTTGCCACCGACAACCGCAAACATCTTGTCTGTTGCGCCCGCGTTATAAACAAGCAGGCTTTCTACCTGCCCCGTCATGCCGGTGGCGTGTTTAACATAGCCGCCACGCAACGCCACGCTAGAAACGCCGGGGAACAAATTGACGAGCGTCACGGCGTCAGTCGGAGCCATGTTGGCGAGCGAATCGCGGGCGTTCCAGCCGCCCACAGGGGCCGGCAACGACGCGACGTTATTGCTCGTCCGTTGAATCAACCGTCTACGAACGGGCGATGCCATTAGTAGTTGCCCGTGCCGTAACCGCTATCGGGGATGTTATCGTAGCCGATCAACACCGTACCCGGTCGCGGTGCAAACGAGAGGTTGGCGGCAGCCGTGTCTTGCGCCACAGCCGTCTCAAACTCCATCAGGTAATCGCGGTAGAGGGCGGTCGTGTCAAAGCCCTTGGCCTCAAAATACTTGAGCTTGGTGGACAACACCATGAGGCGGTCGGGGTAGATACAAGTGTCATCGTCAGCGGTGAAGCTGTTCTTCGGCGTACCGTCTGCCGCCTCTGCCCACGCCTTGCTGCGGTACTCAAAGCCGAGCAACTCCCCGCCGTTCATTCCCGGCCAAATCTGGAAGTATTTGCCGAGCAGACGCCAGCGGATACGGGGGCCGGTGCTGATGTAGCCCGAGAGCAGCCATTCCCATTGCTGCGGCGACTCGGGGCCGAGCATTTCCCAACGCTTGCTCTTATCCCAATGGGTGCGGTTGACCGTACTAACGTAATCAGCGGGCAAACCGTATTTTACCTTTTGGAAGATGACTTGACCGCCAACAACCGTTTCGGTCGTCTGGTAGTTTAGCGTGACCGACGTAGGGCCAACGGAGGTGACGTAGGTGGCGTTAGGGATGCCGACCCCTTGCACCTGATAGGTCGTGTCTAGGCCCGCCGTAGAGGCAAGCCCGGTGATTGCGGCGACACCGTTGACCCAGTTACCCGTGGCCGTAGTGGCTTCGGTGTAAAAGGTGTATTGGCGAGTCAGTTCGCGCCAATCAGCACGACGGAGAAGCTCATACCCGCCCGCGTTCATCAGCGCGAGCAACTGCACAACGTCTTGGCTGTTATTGCCAGCGACGCTGGACGGCGTAGGAATGCCCAACTCCTTGGTGCATTCCTGTATGAGTTCAACCATCGTGCTGCCCATGCTATGCCTCCGTTAGTTCTTTCGGCGGGCGACCACGACGAGGCTTGTCCTCCATCAAGGCCGCCATTTGTGCTTGCAACTCGGCCAACTGGCGCTTGGTGTCCTCAAGTTCTGCGCTGCTTTCAGCGCGGTTCTTGCGGTTCAAGTACAGTTTTGCCCGCTCGCGCAGGCCAACTCCACCCATGCCGATGCGTTGCAGTTGTGCGTCTGACGCCAAAGCCAA